GGTTAAGGGAGCATTTTTCGCATATTTAGCATCTCTTAGTGGAATTTACATAGTAAATAATATTGTTTCACCTGAAGTCAGTGCCGGAGACAATGTTAAAGTGTTTACTGGAGAGCCTGATTTTTAACTATTTTAACAAGTTCATAGTGTTCAACTAAACAATCATCATCAGGTCCAAATCCGCATCGTCCATTACATGGAACTACTATCTTCTTGTATGAATGACCGACATTTTCCACGCAGTATTTACAAGTCATCGGGTCGAATGGCTTGCAAGAACAACTTGTCGGGTGAAAATGTGCTTTCAATTGAACCTCTTTCGCAAATCGTTTGTCGCAAATGTCGCACTTGTACATGATGAATATAAATGATTTAGTATGTTATTTCATTTATATCCTTTCAATTTTAAATATAACACGGAATCGCATCTATGTCAATAACTGAAACATCCTTTTTACTAGCCTTTTTCATAACATACTTCGAAAATACTTTCTTATTCGCCTCTTCTCTCGGCACACATCCGTGAACTGTGCGAGCTATCATCTTATACAACTTGAATCCCTCATATCTCTCTTCACCATTCTTCTTGTAAAGCACATTCTTACCCTTATCATCCTTACACCAGTCAGCGATCAACTTAACTAGCAACTCGTCTTCAGGCACATTGTCCTCCTCAACTGTAAAATCAAAGAAATTGTCATACATCGAACACCCCAATCGGCACAAATCAAACGATTGATTAGGCATAATGCGTTGCTTACTGTCAGTATAATAAGGCTCAAAGTTGTATTGACCTGCCGCATCATTTCCCACAGCATAACTATCATTGTGACACAATTGTCCATTATATTTGTAGATTGACCTGCCAAAGTCAATTATTTTAAATATCCTGCCATACGTTGGAACCTTGTAGTATTTATCGTCTAATTTGTAATATAAGTGTTTAATATCAGTTTTAACATACATAACATTGTTTGTGTGTAAATCGTTGTGTGTAAAATCAAATGCTTTGTTGTATACTGAGAGAGTCATAATAACTTGAAACAACGCGGATGTCAATTCTTCTTTATCCATTTTTTCCAACAATGAATCTAGTGTTCCGTCCATCTTCTCTATGAAAATCATATTGGCTGGGAACTCACTTATAGCAGCCTCAATAACAGCGTCAATATCGCCATCCTCGCTCTCCGACTCGCTTTCAGACGAATCAGTTTCAATATCTTCCCATTTCGTAGAATCTTCTTCTTCACTGCTATTGGAATAACGCGATGAACATTCGCTTGTCCCTCTTTCTCTCGAAGGAAGCTCTGAATCTTCTCCAATTTCTTCAACGTTATCTATTTCTGTAACATTCTCCTCTTCACCGTTATTTATATTCTGCTCATCTTCAACAAACATTTCATTTAAATTATCAATTATTCCTAGAGAATCCACTGACCTGTTGTCAATTGTTTCACCAAGTTCAAGACGTTTCTTGCAATTTCGCGTGAAATCTCGTGCGTACTGTTCCTCGTGGTCGCTATTCACATTAAACAGTTTCCCCCTATTGTTATTGAAAAAATCAGAACTATATAACATTTCAGCATCATCTGCTATATTTAATTTGAAATCCTTTTTTATGCATAAATAAGAACCATAAAAGTCAATTGCGTTTGTAAATCCGTGCTGATTCAAAAGGATACTAGAGAGAAAATAGAAGAAACCGTCTGTATATGATGAATTGTTAATGTCATACAGTTTTTTCTCGTTCTCTGAAGTCGGAACTACATCCAATGAAGGTAACACATTGACACTAATGTCCTGTAATTTGCCAACCATGTATTTATATGTGTCATAAAGCGGTGCGTATTTTACATGAACAACACCTACATCAGTGTTGTATGTGTTCTCATCAATCTTGGTTTCAATGTGACGTATAGACTTAAATGTATTCAAGTTCATGCTGTTGTAATTCGTGTTGTTGAGAGAAAAATAATGCTGATAAACTGGCATATAATTTTGTACCTTTGAAACCCACATTTTCTCTTGAATATCCTTAAACAACGCCACATTCCCGTTTTTCCGGTAATTCAACTGAAACATTTATTCTAAAGAAAAAGAACATAAATAATCAGTGGTTTAAACCTATTTAACACCATACCATACGTGTCCGCAACTAATAATATGTACATCACGATTGCCAGTTATCTTATTGATGATGTCCTTGTATTTTTTCGCCTCATCATCTGAGTCAGCCACGATGTTTTTGATGTATTCCCAATTATCTCGGCAACGACATAAAGCATATTTGTTTATGTGGTTTCGCCAATCTGTGAGAGAACGGTAACACGATGCGATGACAAGTTCAGATGTTGATGAACTCATTGTTTGTTACCGCCTTGTCTCAAATTAAAGTACAACCTAGTTGTTTGAACTTATATTCACGTCTTACCATATAATCGTCACAATTTACTGATTTAACTTGTAAAATTGTGGTTCATGAATGTTACATAAATTAGAGACAAGACGGTAAAGTTAGAAATGAAAATATCAATAATACACGATTATATTTCAATTTTTAGCAATCAGAGTTGATTGAGAGAAAATAACGTCTATTTCAACGACAAAAGCCATTTCATTTTAGGTGTCTAAACAATCATAAGTGCGCTGTGAATGATATTCGGAATCGGCTCCATCACAATTGAACTTGTCGTGATAATCCTCCAACCTGAAATAAGCGAGGGATACTTAAATTCACTCAGATTAAACACAATACGACCACATTCAGGACAATTTGCGTTTGTACTTGTTACCATTTCGTCAAACTCGCTCACAGTAACAGGTGTCACCAGCTTGATTTGTCCGAGAGAGCACGTGTTGCACATTTTGTTGTTGATTGAGAGAAAATGCTGGTTATTTCAACGACAAATGCCATTTCAATTTTTTTAATTTCGCTTATTTCTTCGACATTTTCTCTCCTCGTTAAATATCGGCATTAAGGATGAACTTAGAAATAAAGAAGTTCGATATGCGTAAAATTAAGTTTGACCCCAATGAAAACAAGGGTCCTGTCGTTGTTCTCATCGGGCGTCGTGATACTGGTAAAAGTTTCCTCGTAAATGACTTGCTTTATCACCATCAAGACATTCCACTTGGATGTGTCATATCAGGAACTGAAGCAGGCAACGGCTTTTATGGTCGCATTGTCCCCAAACTCTTCATTCACCACGAATATAATACATCCATCATTGAAAACATTCTTAAGCGACAAAAATCCGTCCTCAAAGAAATGCAAAAATACGAAGAGGTCTATAAAAAAAGAGCCACAATTGACCCACGTGCATTTGTTATTATGGACGATTGCTTATATGACGACAAATGGGCGCGTGATAAGATGATGCGACTGCTTTTCATGAATGGACGCCACTGGAAGATTATGCTCGTCATTACTATGCAATATCCACTTGGTGTCCCACCCAACTTGCGAACGAATATCGACTATGTATTCATTTTGAGAGAACCATATCGCGCTAATCGAGAGAGAATTTGGCAGAATTACGCTGGTATGTTTCCGACATTTGAAGCATTTAATCAAGTGATGGATCAATGTACAGAAAACTTCGAATGCCTTGTTATAGACAACAATTCAAAGTCGAATAAGTTGACCGACCAGATATTCTGGTATAAAGCACAACCACGCAGCAATTTCCGCCTTGGTTCAAAGGAATTCTGGGAGATGTCAAAGGAACTCAATTCAGATGACGAGGAAGACCAGTCATACAACCCGAAATCAGCGTCTGCCAAGAAGGGACCAGTAATAAATGTGAGAAAGAATAAATGGTAGGCGTGCTTATAACAAGTAAACCTTATCTAAGTTATTTTAAGCCACATACAATTGTTGTTTAAATCAATTTTAGCGTCCATTCTTTAGTAAACTTAGACAAATCTATGCTTGCATAAATCAACCAAAACAACAGGCTTCTCAATGTGTTGTCTTTGGTTTCTCTGTCAAACGACCTAAGCGGTAAAATTCCATCCGAAAACATGGCAATTATTGTTGTCCGCATTATGTTCAACGCTTCTCCGACTGTTTTTCCGTCAAAATCACGTGGTCCATACCAATATTTCATACATTCTGGTGTGGAATAATTGTATGTCAAGTTTGATAATTCCCAACTTTCATCATCCATGTAAATGCCTGATGCATCATAAAGACGGATTGACCAGCCCATAGTAGTTGTATTGTTGTTTATTTAAACAATAACAATACATCTTTAAATTTAAATCAATTTTAACCCACTCACTTTCCTCCATTACGCTTGTTAATCTTCTTGTTCTTTCCACTACCAGTCACTACATTGTCCCCATCAAACAACTCATTACGGATGTCACTGGATGATGCTCCTGCTCCAATTGAAGCCTCGACATTGTTATTAACACCAACAAGATTGCCATTCTCATCAATGTTCTGAGTGAGCTTATTGCCAGTCTCCTTCGCCTTGCGAATATTCTCCTCAATAGCCTTCTTCTTGCTCTCAATAACACGCTGGTCGAAATGCTTCTTAGCCTCTGTTTCATTCTCCATCTTCTTATGCATGAGTTGATTAAGTTCATCCTCCATGTAATCGACCTTACCAGTTCTATACGCCTCCGGCTCCCAAGGAACCCAAACACCAACCGGACCCACATAGATGTCGTGATTAGGGTCAATCTCACGGAGCATCTTACAACGCATTCCTGCCTCTTCTTGAGAGGGGAAAACACCGCGAACCTTCACTCCGTGTGTGCTAGTCTGGAAGTTTACCATCTGATTAAACTCCTGCTCAAGTGTCTTCTCATTGGCATCCAGAAAATTCTTAAAGTCATCCTCAATCGTCGTTTCAACCAACTTGGACTGCTCGCTCTTAATAAATTCATTAAAGTCGTCCATCACTTTATTGAAATTGAGGTTATACTTGTAACTAAGGAAGTTTAAAAACTGAACAAACTTCTTGCTACTCTTATCCAGGTCAAAGTTCCTAACGAATCGCTCAAATAAGAATGCGTTCTTCTGCTTTAGAACCTTATCAGGACTCACAAACGACATACAAACATAATTCTGTTCGGCCATAGGAGGATCCACATAAAGCAGGTCGACATACTTGGGATTTGGTGTTCCGTCAGAGTTGTTCTTCGGCTCGTAAGAGGACATTTATGAGATGTATATATAT